GCTCAACCTCGATGCTTTGTGCCACGCTCATCACAATGGGATGAAGCGCCGGGTCGAGGACTACGCTCGAAAGACAGGGCAAATCAGCCTGATCCCTCGTTGGATGAAGCATCCGGAGACCCGCCCGGCGCAGTTCCAGATCATGAAGCGCGGGCCGCTCGCGGGGCTCTTCGATGCAGACCAAGACGAAGGCCGAGCAGCAGGAAAATGAGGGCGGCAACGTCCACTTCCTGCAACCGCTGAAGGAAATCCCGGACCCTAACGTTCCCCTGCTGAAAGAGGGCAGGGGTGTCTATGAACAATGGTGCCGCACGCTCATCAAGAGCGGGATGCTCACGCTGAAAAGCCGCGAGTATGTCGAGCTTTTGGCGATTGCCACCGACGATATCGCCTTCACCATCAACAAGGGCAAGCGCCCGACGCGCCAGGCTATGGAAGCCAAACGCGCGGCGATGATGAAGCTGGAAAAGCTCGATGCCAACCAGACGATCGCCTCGCCGGGGGGCAATAGCCAAGTTTACGCCGCGTTCGGCTTTGCGAAGCGAGCTAGAGCCGCGAAACACCCTAAAAATTGAGGGCAAGGAGTATCCCGATTACGCGACGATCGGCGTCCGGTACGCTGAGGTCGTCGCCAACGAGGTCGTTCCCGCCTGCCGCTATCTGATCGCCGGCGCCAAACGATTTCTGGCGATGTACGCCGATGCGAAAGCGGGGAAGGGCGACTTCTATTGGTCGACGGAACATGCCGTCGAGGTTTGCGCCTTCATCGAAACGCTCACCCACGTCAAAGGCGTTCTGGCGAAGGAGAATATCCGCCTCGAAGCGTGGCAAATCTGGTTTCTGATCGCGATTTACGGCTTCCGTTGGTCAGATACCGGCGATCGCGTCGTCAACATCGCGCAACTGGAGATCACCCGGAAGCAGGGGAAGAGCCTGATCGCTGCCGGTATCGCGCTCTATGAGCTTGGCCCGAACGCGCATATCGGCGACGACCTCTACGTCATCGCGCCGACCAAGGATCTGGCCCAGAAGGTTCTGGAGCCGATGCGCAAGATGGTCGAGTACAACCCGGCGCTGAAGGAATTTTATGGCATCTCGACGCTCAACGAGCGGATCGACGTTGCAGAAACGGAGAGTTACGCGGTTACGCTGGCCGCCGCCGGCAAAAAGCAGGACGGTCACGATCCGAAAGTCGTCATCGCCGACGAGTTCCACTCCCTGCCGGCCTCGATCTTCAACGTCATGAAGTCTTCGCAGGGCGCCCGGCCGGAAAGTCTGTTCCTGGAGATCGGATCGGCCGGCTACAACGCATTCGGTGTTGGCTGGGATGAGCGAAACGGCGCGATCGAGGTCTTGGAAGGGAAGCGGAACCGTCCGGAGCTTTTCGCCGCGATCTGGACTATCGACCCCGAGGATTTCGGGAACTGGCGCAACGATCGCGTGATCCAGAAGTGCAATCCGAACTATGGGGTCTCGACGCCGAAGCGGAAGGTGCTTCAGGAGATCGAGGAAATCTACACCAACCCACGGAACAAGAACGAGACGCTTCGCACCCGGTTCAATGTCTGGGGGCTGGGTGAAAGCCGCCTCATCAGCCGCGACCAGTGGGATTCGTGCAAGAACGAGCGCCTGAAGCCCTACCAGTTTGCCGGCGAGCGCTGCTGGATCGGCGTCGACCTCGCCACCCGAAACGACATGGTCTGCTGGGTAGCGGAATTTGAACTGCCGGACGGCCGCGTTGCCTTCTTCGCGCACCATTACGTGCCCGAGCATGGGCCGTGGCGCGATGACGAGGAAGTCCGCGACATCTACGAGGCATGGCACGAACAGGGCTGGCTGACGTTCACGCCAGGGTCGTTCCATACCTATGTTGAACTGGAGAAAGACTTGCTCGACCTCTGTGACGTCCACGAGGTCGAGATGATCGCCATCGACGACCGTGAGGCGAACGCGCTCATGGGCAGCCTGACCAAGCGGGGCAAGCCGGTTGTCGCGTTCCGGAAGAACGCGCCGAACTATTCCGAGCCGTGCAAGGACATCGTGGCCCGCGCCGTCGGCAAGACGAAGGGGTTGGTCCACGACGGCAACCCCGTGCTGGCATGGAACGTCGAGAATACCATCGGCGGCTACAACACCGCGGAACTGGTGCTCCCCAAGAAGATTTCGGAGCACTCGAACATGAAGATCGACGGTTTCGACGGGATGTGCATGGCGAATGCCTGTTATCTCGAACAGGTCGATCCAGCAAAGATCCAGCGCCCGAACCCGATGGCAACCCGCGGAATGCGGATTATTGGTGACTGACCATGGCCGAAGAGAAGACCAAGAGCGCCGGCCTTGCTCTGCGCAGTTTCGGCGCGTCCGATGACCATCTCTGGACCACGACCAATCTGCAAGACCTCTTCAGTCAGGGCTACATCGCCGCCGGCTCCCGACAGGCCATGCTGCGCCTCGCGGTCAGCCTGAAGTGCATCGACGTGCTCTCCCGCGATGTTGCCCGCACGCCGATGTACCTCTATCGCCGCAAGAAGGGCGGCGCCGAGATTGTCGAGCCGACCGAGCATCCTGTCGCCCGCATCCTCGCCACGCGCACGAGCCGCTACTATGGCGTGAAGGAGTTCAAGCGGATCACGACGTCGTATCTGGCGACGGCATCGCAGTATTACGTGGCGGCTCGCCGCAACGGCGCCGGCGACATCATGGAAGTGCAGGGCATCCCGCACACCGATGTCACGACGCGCGTTGAGCCCCGCTCCCGGCGCTACGTCTACGACATCACGGCCAACGGGCTCCATGCTCAGGCTCAATATGGATGGGCCGAGCGCAAGGGCGGGCTCATGGACGACGAGATCGCCCATATCCGGCTGCGCTCCTTCAACGGATACGATGCGATCGCGACCTCCAATGTGGCGAAGGCAGCTTTCGACCTGCTCAACCACATGAACAAGTTCCAGGGCGATCTCTTCAACAACGGCGGTATGCCGATCCTTGGCATCACCTTCCCAGAGGGCCTGACCGACGAGCAGTGGGAGCGATTGAACAAGGATCTCCAAGCGCAGGCGAAGAAGTCGCGCGAGAAGGGTGTCCCGTTCATCCTCGAAGGCGCCAACGGCGAGTCGCCGAAGGTCGAGAAGATGTCTTTGACGGCCGTTGATACCGAGTTCCTGAAGGCGAACACGGCCGCGATGATGGACATCTGCCGGTTCTACGGCGTCCCGCCACACAAGGCATATGTCTTCGACAGCGTGAAATACGACAACCTTGACAGCATCGAACGCCTCTATGTCGACGACAGCCTCGTGCCTATCTTCGACGCGATCTGCGAGGCTGTGATGCCCGTTCTCCTCACCGAGGGGGAGCAGGCCAAGTATTTCATCGCCTTCGACAAAGAGGACGCCTACGCCAGCGATCCGCTCCAGCGCCAGAAGGTCATCGAAAGCCGCTGGAAGAACGGCCAGATCGAATACGACGAGATGCGGGAGGCCATCGGCTACAACGCCGCCGGTGGAGACATCGGCCGCCAGCGCATGTTCTCGGGCAATTTCGTGGTCGTCGACAAGGACGGCAACGTCGTCATGAAGGCCGGCGGCAATACGCCCGGCGAGGAAGATGCCTCCGCCATGGATGACGACGAGCAGAAGAAACCGAAGAAGGACGGCGACGAAAAGCGCCTCCGTCTCGTCCAGTAGGAGATAGAGACATGCCCAAGCCCGTCAGCATCGACGAATTTCTCGACAAGCGCTCGCTCACGGTGCGCGATGGCGTGGTCTACAAGGCCGCGAAGATGCCGAAGTCGTTCGACCAGGCGACGCGCTCGGCCGTCTTCGTCATGACCGACGAGACGACGGACAGTTATGGCGACACGGTTCGCGCCAAGGGCGCCGATCTGACCCGGTTCGACACCAACCCGATCTGCCTGCTCAACCACCGCAGCGATCTCATCCTCGGCACATGGTCCGACGTCCAGAACAAGGCGAAGCGGATCGAGGGCAGGGCGACGCTGGCGTCCGAGGGCACGGCGCCGCATGTCGACATGGCCTACAACCTCATGTCTCAGGGCATCCTTCGCGCCGCTTCTATCGGTTTCATGCCGAAAAAGCTGGAGCGCAAGCTCGACGACAAGGGCGAGCCGACGTGGGCCTACGACATTCTCGAATGGGAGCTTTACGAGTGCTCCATCGTGTCGATCCCGGCCAATCCGGCCGCGCTGGCGAAATCGGTCAAGGACGGCAACATGCTCGCCCGCGATTTCCTCGAAGAAGTGCTCGACACTTACGAGCGCACCGCCGCCGGCCTGATCGTTCCGAAATCTGAGTTGGAATCTGCGCACAAGGATGCGACCGGCAACCGTACGACGCTCGCCATCGAAGCGCCGGAATGGCTCGGCGAGGTCCGCGCGCTGACCGAGCGCATGGAGGCCGCAGTCAAGGCCGCAGGCGAGCCGATCGTCGTCGCGCACGTCGTCCAAGACCCGGTCGTCGACGAGGTTGCCAAGGAACTCGAAGACAGCGTCGAGGCCGTCATCAAGGGCATCGAGCCCAAGGTCGACGAACTCCCCGAGGATCAGGTCGAGCGCAAGGGCGCCCTGACCAAACTGCTCGACGGCATCCGGTCTCTGTTCAAGGCCGACGAGCCTGAGAAGACCGATCCGGTGATCGAGCCTGAAAAGGCCGATGCCGCCACCAAGGAAGCGCTGCGCAAGCAGTTCGACGAAATCGCGAGCCGCCACGACCTGGCCGCGTAAGCCATCGGGGCGACCCGATACACCGTTCCGCGAGGAACACATCCGAACCCGCCCTTTGAGGCGGGTTTTTCTTTGAGAGAAAGGACAGAGTCATGAATCTGGCTCAGCTCCGTGCGGCCCTCGCGGAAAAAATCAAGGGCCTCCCCGCACTGCGCGACAAGGCGCTCGCCGATGAAGCGACGCAGGCCGATACCGACGCCCTGAAGGCTGCGATGGACGAGATCAAGGCTCTCGAAGCCAAGATCGCGACCGCCGTCGAGGTCGACGAGGCCATCAAGCGCGCCGCCGCCCCGGTGGACGACACCGATGGCACTCAGCGCACTCCTGCCGCTGCCAAGAAAGACCTGACCCCGGTCCAGAAGATGGGCCTGGCCGTCACGTCGATCATCGCCGCGCACCACGCCAAGTCGACCCCGCAGGCCGAGCTTGAAAAGCATGGCTTCGGCGGCATGGTGAAGGAACTGGTCTCCACTACGCCAGCCGATGGCGGCTATGCCGTCCCGACGCCGTTGTCGAACGAGATCATCGAAATCCTCCGTGAGGATTCGGCGTTCCTCGCCGGCAATCCGCGCCGCGTCGGCCTGCCCAACGGCAACCTGACCATCCCGGCGGGTGATACCGGCGTCACCGGCGGCTACGGCGCCGAAGCGTCGAACATCACCGTCGAGCAGCAGACCTTCCGCGATGTCACCCTCGCGGCCAAGCGTCTGTCGGTCCTCGTGCCTGCCTCCAACGAACTGTTGGCATGGTCGGTCGGCGACATGGAGAGCTTCATCCAGGACGACATGCGCGGCGCGCTGGGCGAACTGATGGACCTCAACCTGCTCCGCGGCACCGGTGCCTCGAACACGCCCGTCGGCATCACCAAGGTTCCGGGCATCCCGTCGTTCGCGGCGATCACCTCCGGTTCCACGCTGATCGACAACGTCGAGGCGACACTGGCCCGCGCCGAGACGGAAATGCGTAACCGCAAGGTCATGGGCCGTCGTGCGGCTTGGATCATGTCTCCCCGCGAGCGCATCTTCCTGTCCGGTCTTCGCGACGGGAACGGGAACCGTGTCTATCCGGAACTCAACTACGGCCCGGATGCGAACGGCCCGCGCCTGCGCAACAAGCCGGTTCTCGAAACCACGATGTGGCCGATCAATCTCGGCACCGGTGGCGACGAGTCCGAAATCGCTCTGGTCGACTTCAGCCATGTGCTGTTCGGCGAGGCGTCGGGGCTGTCGTTCAAGGTCTCCGACGAGGCTTCGTACAACGTGTCCGGCACGATGTACTCGGCCTTCCAGCGCAACGTGACGCTGGTGCGGGCGATCACCCATCACGACACCGACATCCGCCATCTCGGCGCCGTCGTGAAGGTCACCGGCGTCGATTGGGGCGCCTACTAAGCCCTGAGCGAATAATGCGGGCGGCGTCAGCGCCGCTCGCTTCCCGCAACGAGGAAATCCGACATGAGCAACCCGTTCACTCCAAACGCCCGCGGCCTGGTCGTCGTCACAATGCTCAAGCACTACGGCTCCAATGTCGCCGGTGACAAGGCTGGCTTCCTGCCCGAGATCGCAAAAGATCTTGTCAAGAAGGGCGCCGCCACGCTGCCGGGCATGGAACCCGCCAAGTCCGAGGCGCCGGCCGATGATGGCGTCGAGGTCACCACGCGCAAGTTCCGTCCGTCCGAGCGTCCCGGTGGCCTCGACAAACTGCGCGACGAGTACAAGGCCGCCACCGGCGAGGACGCCAGCGCCCGTTGGGGCGAGGCCCGTCTCAAGGCCGAAATCGCCAAGGCGAAGGACGCCAAGTCCGAGGCGCCGGCCGATGCCGGGGCGTGACGCACGCTATTCGGATCGCATGATCCGTCCGAGCGACTATCTCGATCGAGGGCGCCATGGACCTGAAAATCACGACGCCGGCAAACACGTTCTCGATCGACATCGCACTTGTGAAGGCCGGGAAAAGGATCAGGCACGCGAGCGAGGATCAAGTCATCACGTTCTGGATCGCCGCGGCTGACGCCTACATCGAGAAGCGCACCAACCTCGCGCTGATGGAGCAGACGATCCAGTTGCGGTTGCGCCGCATCCTGCCGTTCGTCCTGCTTCCTCGCACTGCCGCTGCCGATGTCCAAAGCGTGAAATATACGCCGGAGGGCGGCTCGGAAGCTACCATCGGTGAAGCCGGGTACACCCAGACCGTCGACCGGATGCTGACAAGGCTGGATTTCGATCTGGTCGAGCAGTCCGGCGCGATGACGATCGTCTATAAGGCCGGTGCCACCGATCCCGAGGATGTTCCGGCGCCGCTTCGTCAAGCGTCGTATCTGCTGGCTGCAAACTGGCTGGTGGCACGGGAAGCAGCCTACCTCGATCCTCGCGTCCTTTCCGTCAGCAAAAAGATCGAGTTCGGCGTCGATGAGCTTGTGGCAGGGTTCCGGGTGCCCAACGGCACAGCTTTGAACGGGGGCTGGTGACGTGCCCCCCTCTCGCAACCCGAACCTCGTCCTGATCCAGAAGAAGGTGGCGGTGCCCGGCGATTTCGGCGACAAGGTCGCGTGGGTCGAGGACCGGCAGGTCTGGCTGTCCATGAACCCGAACCGGGGCAGGGAGGTCTTTGCCGGGCCGGAACTGACCAGCGTCGTGACGCATACACTCAGAGGTGACTTCCTCGAACTGGAAGGCGTCGATGAGACCTATCGCGCCGTCTACAACGACACCCACGATTACGACGCCCACGGCATCCGCGCTGACAGTCTCGTGTTCGATCTCCTCGCTGTCATGCCTGACTACGATGGGATGTCGGACATCATGATCCAGGCAAACCTCAAGGCGCTTCGCTACGGCGATCTGCCGCCGGATGTGCCGTCGTGAACAACATCTTCGCGCCGGGTGCAGTGTGGGCCGGTGAGACGGCTGTAGTCGTTGCCGGCGGCCCATCGGTGTCCATGAAGCAGGTTCGAGAGATCGGCATGGCGCGCGCCAATGACCGATGCCGCGTGATCGCCGTCAACGATGCAGTCTATCCATGCTGGTTTGCCGACGTGGTCTTCGCTTCGGACGCCAAATGGTGGGACCATCACCTCGGATTGCCGGCGTTCAGGGGACAGAAGGTGTCGCGGAACTGCCTCGGCCGCTACGATGTCGATTACCTACGCGAACCGGCGCCGACGGCTTCGATCCGGAACCCGGCACGGTTCGTCACGGTTCCAACTCCGGACATCAGGCCGTTCATCTCGCGGCGCAGTTGGGCGCGAAGACGATCATCATCGTCGGCATGGACTTCACCGACAAGGATTTCGCTCGGGATCATTGGTTCGGCCGGCATCAGGGCCGGATGGATATGTGTTCCGACACCGAAACGTGGCGGAAGCATTTCCGGGTGCTGACCGACGCGCTTGAGGCGAGGGGCGTCACCGTTCTCAACGCCTCGCTGTCGTCGACGATCAAATGGCTGCCGACGGTCAGTCTGGAGAGTGCGCTTTGAAATTCATCCCCGATGAGGTGAGGGCGCGGTCATGGACCGGCCGCCTCGCCTTCCAGATTGCCGAAGAACTGGACGCATTCGTCGCGCTCCTTCAGGAGAAGAGCGTTCGCAACTACCTCGAGATCGGCTCGCGTGACGGCGATACGTTCCATGCGGTCATGTCCGCGCTGCCCAAGGGGTCGAGGGGCGTCGCCGTGGATCTGCCGGGTGAGGCGTGGGGCAGCGCCAAGAGTAAGCCGCGTCTTCTCGAGGCGATCGCCGATTTGCGCGAGCGCGGCTACAAAGTGGATGCCATCTTCGGGGATAGCCAGGCGGCAGGCATTCGTCAGATGGCGATGGCTACCGGCCCCTATGATGCCGTCTTCATCGACGGCGATCACCGCTACGATGGCGTCAAGGCCGATTGGGAGAACTATGGGCGGATGGGGCGCATCGTGGCGTTCCATGACATCGCCGGCGGCGGCTACACGGCCAGCCAGGGAACGGTCACCATCGAGGTCGATCGTCTCTGGCGCGAGATCAAGGATGGCTTCGAGCACGTCGAGTTCGTTGCGAGGGACTCGATCATGGGTATCGGCGTCATCCTGAAATGATCTGGGCGCCCACTTACGGCGAGATGGAGCGCCTGATCGTCGCGAACCTGCATCGCATCCGGGCTCTTGGGGCAGGGGTGATCGTGCATCTGCCGAGATCGGGTACGGCACCGGCCGGGATGATCGCGACCTATCTGCCGGCGCCGCTGGCGAGCGTCGACGAATACTGCGCCGGGATGATCCCGGATCGGAAATGCCCGCCGTTCGACCGGAACAACGTCATCCTCGTCGACGACTGCATCAACAAGGGCAAGCAGGCCGCCGCGGCGATCGAGAGGGTCAGGAAGGCAAACCCAGCCGCCAATGTGACGCTGGTCGCGATCTATGACTGCGCCAGGCAGGGTGCGAGCCGGAAGTTCCCGTTCAAGTTCATCTCCTTCGCGGCGCACGATACCGGAGACGACGGCAACTACCTCTATCCCTACTACATTTGGAAGAGCCATCGGCTTCGCCATGTCGCCGTGGATTTCGACGGTGTTCTCTGCCGGGACGCGGTGAAGAAAGAGGATGACGACGGGCCGAACTATCTCCGGTTCCTGAGAGAGGTGGAGCCGAAGTTCCTGCCACTCAACCAGATCGAGACGCGGGTGAAGGACAAGCGCGGCAACCGGACGATCGAGAATGTCGACCCGGTGATCGGCGCCATCGTCACGGCGAGGTGCGAGAAGTACCGGGCCGAGACCGAAGCATGGCTGGCACGCAACGGTGTCCAGTTCGACACGCTGCACATGGGGCCGTGGCCGGGCAAGGTCGAACGCGCTGGTGGTGGCAAGGCCGCGAAGTGGAAGGCCGAGGTCTACGCCGGCATGAGGCCGGAGATCAGGCTATTCATCGAGTCATCAGAAACGCAATCGGCCGAGATCCACGCCATTACGGGCAAGCCGGTTTTCAGTGTCGAGACGATGGTGCTGCATCAATGAGGGCTGCGGTCTATCTCAACCGAACCGGGACTGGCGGGACGTCGCCTCACATGATGGCGGTCGCGCAGGGACTCGGCCGGCATGGGATCAGCGTCAGCTACTTCCATGATCGGCCGGATGATAGTGTCGACTTCGCCGCCGTCTGGGGGTGGCGCAAGGGCAGGGCCATTCGCGCCGCCGGATTCTCGAAGCCGATCCTTGTCACTGAGCGGGGTTATCTCGGCGACCGGATGAACGTCTGGACGTCGCTGGGCTGGGACGGGCTCAACGGCCGGGCGCGGTTTCCTGAGCCGCAGGATGACGGCGAGAGGTTCTGGTTAAACCACGGCGCGCTCGCAAAGGAATGGGAGCGGTTCGACGGGTACTATCTGATCGCTGGGCAGGTGCTCGGCGACCAGTCTCTCCTGACGGTCAACTATCTCGAATGGCTGAAGGACACGATCGATGAACTGGATCGCATGGGTGTCGATGTCCGGTTCCGGCCGCATCCAGAGGCGGTGAAGCGAGGGCAGGTGTTCCCGGTGCCGTCGTACATGGTTTCCAAGGGTACGCTGGAGGAAGACCTTTCCGAGGCGGCCTGCGTCATCGCCTACAATTCGAATGCCACGGTTGATGCGGTGCTGGCAGGTATTCCGGCCATCACCTGCGACGAGGGCGCCATGGCGTGGGATGTGACCTCGCATCACGCCTTGCAGGGGCTTGTGACGCCGGACAGGACAGAATGGTTCCGCCGCATGGCATGGACACAGTGGACCATAGAAGAGATCTCCGACGGCTCGGCTTGGGCGGTTGTTCGGACGGCAATGTGATGGCGTCGAAAGTTACTGGCTTCCGCGAGACGGCGCGCGCGCTGCGCAAGGTCGCCGCATTCCCGAAGAAGGCGGTCAGCGGGGCGTCGAGAAAGGCGCTCAATCCGATGCTGGCCGCCAGCAAGGCCAACCTGAAATCGAACCGATCGTATCATCGTGGCGTCCTATTCCGCTCGATGAAAGTGCGGCAACTCAAGAGTACGTCGGCGCTGTCGGAATGGGTCGTGTCGGCGACGGGCAGGGGCGTTGGAATTAGCCACCTTGTCGAGTTCGGCACTGCGCCGCACTGGCAGCCGAAGCGCGGTCGGATGCACCCCGGCGCCAAGCCATATCCGTTCCTGACGCCAGCCTATGAGGCGCACGACGACCAAGCCGTCCAGACTCTCGTCAAAGAACTCGGGCAGGGCATGGTCAACTACGCCGCTCAGGTCGCTTTCCGAGGCAAGTGATGCAGATTTTGGCCGCCTACCGCGCGCTCATCATGCAGGCGCCGGCGCTCTGTCCGCGCGTTTACGTGGCATCGCCGGAACAGAATGCACTGCGGCCATACATCCTTCTGGAAATGCCGGAATCGGGGCAGGACTACTCGCACAGCGGCCCGGTCGGGCTCTACGACGCGCACGTCAAAGTGAGTTGCTACGCCGACACCGCCGATGCCGCCAACGCTCTCGGCAACGCTGTCGTCCTTCGTCTCCAGGACTGGCGCGGCACGCTCAAGGGCTGCGCGGTACAGATGACGGAGCATTTCAACACAGCCGCCAGTTTCGACAAAGATGCCCGTCTGTTCGTGCATCTGTCGGAATACACCAGCTTTCATACACGGAGCGCATGATGGACAAAGAACCC